TCGAGCTCAGGCCGACCGCGAACAGGATCGCGAACGCATTCTCAGCCCAGCTGCTCCCGGCCGGCCAGTCGGTCGACTTTGACGCGGCGGACACGTTCCTGCCGTTGAGCACGGCTGCTGGACCGTTGGCGACGGAGGAAGACGACAGCCAGGCGGCAGCCGTCGCCCAGGACTCACAGGTCGCGGGCGCAAACGCGTCGCCCGGCCCGGTCGGGTTGGCGACCAATTTGACCGCGATCAGCGGAGGAGGCGCAGGATGAGCATGACGGCAAGCGAAGGCGTGAACATGGAGCGGCCAGAGATGGCCGCTTTTGTTAAGCGGTCATTCGAGGCGGAAGTCACACCAGGCGACGGCCGCACCATCGACGTCCGCATCGTCCCCTACGGGATCCCAACAGAGGTATCCGATGGCGGACCGCTGTACCGGGAAATGTGGATGCAGGGTGCGTTCTCGGACCAGGTTCGCGGCGCGCGTGCAGGCCGCGCCCGAGAGGTGTACGTCAACTTCGAGCACGGCCAAACAATGGCTGACGTGCTGGGCCGCGGCGAAGCGCTCAGGGAGTCCGACGACGGGTTCTACGGGTCGTTCCGGATCCTCAACTCGGCTGACGGCGACAAGACGCTCGAGCTAGTCAACGATGGCGCCCTGAACGGTATCTCGCTCGAGGCGCGCGTGAAGAAGTCGGTGCGGATGGACAACGGCGTCGTCCAGCGAATGAAAGCCCATCTCGTCAACGTCGCTCTCTGCCGCAATCCGGCCTACCAATCGGCGGGCGTGCTCGCTGTGAGAGAGGAAGACCTGATGGTCGACGAAGACGACGACGAGATGCTGGCCATGATCAGCTTGCCGGACGAGATCCGTGAGCGGTGCCGTCGCATCGGCATCGTCCCGCCTGACGAGGTCGTAGACATCGTTGAGCGTGCCTTCACAGAGAGGCCGTGGGATGGCAGTTCATCCAGGTGGCCCTCTGTGGACGAATACTGCTCCGCCTCCGTCATTGATCTGAACCCCGCCGGGAAGCCGAAGACGAAACAGATGTGTTACCTGCCCGTCCGGGAACCGGGAACGCGCGAGGTGAACGTCAACGCCGTCCGCAACGCGTTGTCACGGATCGGCCAGGGCTTCCCCAAGGACGCGAGCCAGTCTCAGCGCGACTCGGCGAAGGCGACGCTCGAGCGGCTCCTCTCCCAGTCGGCAGGGACGTCAACGCCGGCAGCCCGTCAGGCACCAGAAGCCGTCGACGAGGCGGCCGACGAAGATTCCGCGAACAGGCTCCAGATGATGGTGTCGATCGCTGAGAACTGGATCGCCGAAGAAGACGATCCCGAGGACATCTCGACGATGCGCGAGATCCTCGACAGGCTCCAGAACCTGTTGCAGACCGAATCGACAGAGGCGGACTAGCAGCAGCAACGCACGACACAGCACCACCGCACGGCGCACCCCGCTCTATTACGGGCACCCCGGACTAGCCGGCACCCCCGAACGCGGCACCCGCCAGCACGTCAGGCAACCCACTAGTTCGGGAGGACAACGGCATGAGTGTCGCAGCAGACACCACGCACAGCGAAGCCCTGCTCTCGCAGGAGCTCGACAAGCGTGACCTGATTCAACGCAAGTTCGAGGCGCTCGCACAGGACATCAAAGAGCGCGGAGACTCGACGCCGACCGAGGCGGACGAGGAGCAGTTCAAGGCGTACCGCGAGCAGCTCGTCGAGCTGGACACAAGGATCGACCAGCGGTCCAAGGACATCGAGGCGACCAGGACGGCGATCGAGAACGCCAAGCGCGTCCGCCGCGTCATCGCGAACGCCGACGGACGTCTCGACGAGTCGGACGGCGAGCCCGTCTACCGGACGTTCGCCGACTACGCGTACGACCGGATCCTGACCCAGCCGGGTCAGCATTTCGCCGAGATCGCACAGCTTGCCGGCGGCGAGAAGGCGGTCACGCAGGCACACGAGCGGCTGAACATCGTCAAGCGCACCCCGGCGAACACGCTCAGCTCGGATGTCGGTGGCCTGCAGCCGCCGCAGTACATCGACCAGATCTTCCAGGTCATCAACAAGTCGCGTCCGCTCGTCGACGCGTCACCGCGCACGACGCTGCTCCGCGGCCAGTTGACGTATCCGAAGGTCTCGCAGCGGCCAGTCGTCGACGTGCAGGCGTCGGAGAAGACCGAGGCTGGCAACCAGGCGATGCACGTCGATCTCGAACAGGCGACCGCCCAGACGTACCTCGGCGGCGGCGACCTGTCCTGGCAGGCGATCAACTGGTCGACCCCGGACGCGCTGCAGCTCTGGTTCGACTTGGCCGCAGCCGACTACGCGTTGAAGACGGAGCAGAACGCCGCACAGACGCTCGTAGACTCAGCGTTCACGCATGAGATCGGGACGACGCTCGGCGGAACCGCCGACTTCGCAACGATCATGACCGCGGTCGGTGCCGGCTACGCAGCCGTGTACGCGAACAGCCAGCGGACAGCGAACACGATCATCCTGTCCCCTGACCGGTACGGATACCTGCTCGGGTTGACGTCGACGCCGCAGGCGATCTTCACCAGCGTCAACGGCAACAACATCGGCCCCCTCAACATCCTCGTGAGCCGTGGGATGCCGTCGGGGACGATCGTCGTCGGTGACATCAACGGGTTCCTCGTCGCCGAGACCGGAGGCGCACCCGTCGAGCTCCGCACCGTCGAGCCCGCCATCGGCGGCATCGAGGTCGGAATCATCGGCGCGTTCAAGGCAGTCGTCGTCGACGACGGCGCGTTCGCACTGATCACGACCGCCTCCTAACCAGGAGACGCTGAACGAAGTGAGGACCCGGCAGTCGATGCCGGGTCCTCACATGTGGAGAGGAGCCAAGTTGACGCCATACAGAGAACGGCGCCAGAAGGGCTACTACAACCCGAAAGGCGAAACACCACAGAGCACCACATCGAGCACTCTCAGCGGCCTCACCGGGACCACCACCAGTAGCGCAACAACCGAAACAACAGCAAAGAAAGCAACCAAGAAAAAGTGAGCGGAATCCAGGCCAAAGGCCCCGTCAAAGAAGCAACCATCGAAGTCGTAGTCACACGAGCCGACGGAACCGTCGAAGACCACGGGGTCGTGGCCAGCTACTACCGCAACCCGCTCGTCAGAGCCGTGCGACTCATCAAACCCAAGAAGAAGAGGAGCTAGAACATGGCAACCAAAGTAGTTGACGGCGGGCTTGCGATTGTTACGAACAGGATCGCCGGATCAGGCACTGAGCCGAAATTCATCGGATGGGGAACCGGCGCCGGCACGACCGCTGTCGCCGACACGACCCTCTTCACCGAGAAGGACGTCGACCTCTCCACAGGTACCGGTACCCGAACGACCGGTACGTCGTCGCAGCAGACGACCACGACAACCAATGACACCTACAGGGTCACGGGGACCCGGACTGCAACGGGTGCCGGTTCCGTGACGAACGCCGGATTGTGGGACAACGCCACGATGGGCTCCGGGAACCTGTTCCTCAAAGGAGACTTCACCAGCATCGGCTTGTCCAGTGGTGACAGCATTTCCTTCACGATCTCGGCGGTCTTCGACAACTAGTCGATCGGCCAGTGGAATTCTTGACTAGACAGCCGCAGCCTCGAGGCGTAGCGTCGGTGTCGACGGTGCCGGCCCACCGTCCCCAGCATGGAAGCAGCGGGCCGGCGCGCTGGAGGCTATCCCATGAAACGGCTACTGATACTCGGCTGCTTCACGGCCGTTCTGCTCGCACCGACGGCAGCTGCCGCTCCATCGGGAGCATCAATCACGCTGGACCAGCCGCAGCCGGTTGTTGCTGGTTCGACTGTGACGTTCAGTTACACACTGCCAAAGTCTGCGCCCAGCCCACGGATCGTGGTCTATTGCTACGACGCGCCGGGATACAGCCCCTGGGCCTTAGGCAAATGGGTCTCCGACGGGACATCTTTCCCGATTTTGGCTGGTTACGGGATCGTCAGTTGTACGGCGGAGTTGGGGACGTTCAAGTTCTACTTCAAAGAGATCGCGGAGACAACGTTCGCTGTGACCTCTTAGAGAAGACGCTTGACCCTTATGTTCTAATCGAGGAGCGGCGGCGTGGTTACATCCGTTACCGACATACGGATGGTCGACGCTGGGAAGTTCACGGGTTCTGTGACGGCAACCGAGCTTGCATGGTGGGTGCAGTCGTCGACGATGTTCTGATCGAGACCGTCAAGCAGGCGCGAGAGCTACCAACGCCTGGTCTTGACTGTCCGGTTGCTCCAGGGTTCACCGGTTGTTGCGATTTCCGGATTGTGGAGTCGTAGATGGCCACGATCAGCAAGTTCTACTTTCACGATGCCGCAACGCCCAACACGGGAACGATGCCAACAGGGGCATTCGCCACTATCGGTCCGGACACGACTGGTGATGCTACCGGAGCGAGAACTGCTCGCGACGCTACAGACGTACTAGGTGCCGCACAAACATCCGCCTCGTTCACCGCCCAAGCCAATACAAGTGTTCAGCGTTGGGGATTCAGAAGGTTTGTGTCACGGCCGCTCGCAGCGCAGACAATTCTGTTCGGTAGTGCTGCAAATTGGACCTGTGCAGGCGCCCGTTCCGAGAGCAATACAAACCACAATCAGGGCATAACAGTTACGGCCTATTGCTGGAGACCTTCGACAGGTGCCATAGTAGGGACCACTACGAACAACAGAGTCGCTTTTACTCCTTCGGCGCCGGCGTCGACAGCCGAACTGACCTTCTCAGTTGGTGGGAGCGTAGGAGGCACCGATCTTGCTATTAGCGATGGCGATATTCTGGTCTTCGAAGTATCCGATCAGTTCACGCAGAGTATGGCCACTGCATACACGTCTTCGTTCTTCTATGACGGGACGACTGAAGGCTCAACGACAAACAATGCTGCGTTTATCACTCCACCCCTCGCGTTGACATTATTCACCGCATCAGCTTCTGCTTCGTTGGTGGCTGGTACACCCCAACGATCACTGTCACACCGTCACAACACAATGGACAGGTGGAACTAATGGAACTCGTCGCAAGAGTCCGGCTAGTCGTTGACGTGCCCTTCGACTACGACATCAAAGACCCTGACGCGTCCGGATACAGCCCGTCACGAAGAAAAGCAGCCAGGGCTGCTGAGACTGACGTGATGGACAAGCTCATAGGCAGCCTCAAGGACGTGACTGTGGTGAAGTCGCTGAGTGTGATCGAGGAGGTGCGTGAAGCATGATCGGCCTCGGACGCGGATACAGCGTCAGCTTCGTCGCCGTCTCCGTCACCGCCCAGCAGGACCTCTTCTATATCAAGCCGGCCGCTGACAAGATCTGCATCATCGAATCTATCTACGTCGCCGCCTCCGGCGGGTCAGCGGACGCTGGGGACGCCCAGGAAGAACTCTTTGACGTGGAGCTGCTCTATCTGCCCGCGACTGTCACGGCGGGTTCAGGTGGGACGGCGCCGACGCCGGCTCCGACGATCGTGAACGATGCCGCAGCGGGGTTCACCGCCAGGGTGAACGACACGACGAAGGCGACGACGAGCGGTTCGATCATCAACCGCCACCCGGACGGGATGAACAACCGGATCCCCTACGTGTATGCGCCACCCGCTGAACATCGTGACGTTGTCGCGAACGCAGCCGCGATCGTGTTCCGCCTCAACACAACGCCTGCTGACGCGATCCTCCTGAGCGGGGACATGCGCGTCCGCGAACTTCCCTAACACTCTCTTTCTGAGCCGACTTGCCGAACCTATTTTTCAGTAGGCCGTATTCGCGACGGCAGCAACATCGCCGCGCCTGGGTCGGAACCCAAGGGACGGCCAATGTCACGACGCCGCAGGCGTTGACAGCAACATCGTTGGCCACGGCAGCGTTCACGAACTCCGTCGGGAAGCTCGTGAGAGTCACACTCCCCGCTGCCGCAGCAACTGTCGTCAAGAGCGTCGGCAAGACGGTCACCGCGAACGGAACAAGCACCGCATCCATCGTCAAGTCGGCCGGAAAGTTGGCCACAGGGAACGGAACCGTGACAGCAACAGTCGCGGCTGTGAAACTGGCAGTGGCAGCTTTGACCGCGACAGCGACCAGCACGGCCTCGATCACCAAGTCGGTCGGCAAGCAACTCTCGGTGACGCTGCCCGCAGTCGCGGCGTCGATAGCGCGAAGCATCGCCAAGGCGATAACCGCGACCGGGATGAGCTCCGCAACGATCATCAAATCCGTCGCCAAACCCATCACAGCGAACGGGACTTCCACAGCTGCCCTCGCAGCGGCGAAGATGATCGTTGCTTCTCTCTCAGCGACAGCCATAAGCGCAGCCTCAATGGTTCGCTCCGTAGGAAAGACACTGACCGTGGCGTTCCCCGCAGTGTCTGCCTCGGTTGCCAAGAGCGTCGCCCACTCGTTCACTGCGACAGCCACCTCAGCCGGGACGATCGCGAAGTCCGCCGGGAAGATCGTCACCGGTAACGCGACGAGTACGGCAACGATCTCAATGGTCAATGCGCTGTCTGCCACGCTTACGGCGACAGTCACAAGCACCGCTTCTGCCCTGCGGTCCACTGGGAAGTCACTGACAGTCGCACTGCCTGCAGCCGCAGCGTCCATTGCTCGAGCGGTCACATTCGCCAAGACGCTGACCGCGACCATGACCGCGGTTGCGACCTTCGCGAACACGGTCGGCAAGAACGTGACGGCGACAGTGACGTCGACCGCGTCCGTTGTCGCGTTGAAAGCGATCGGCGTCCTGCTAACAGCGGCAGGAACCGTGGCCGCCTCGGTCACGAAGAGTGCCGGGAAGACGGTCACCGCTGCTGGGACGTGTGCCGCAACGGTGAGCCGCCAAATCGGCAAGCTCGTGACACCCGGCGTGACAGCCGCTGCTTCCTTCACGAATCAGGTCACTCATTCGCTCACGGGGAACGCAACAGTCGCCGCAACACTCACCGCGGCCAAAACGGCTCTCGCCACACTCTCCGCGACAGCGACCGTCGCAGCGTCAATCAGCAAGAGCGTCGGCAAGCTGCTAACCGTTGCGCTGCCGGCTGCGGCGGCGTCGATGGCGCGCCAGGTGAACCTGAACGTACTTGGTCAGGTGACCGCGTCCGCGGTGATGGCCGCAATCCGCGCCGTCCTGGTGACGTTGAGCGCGACAGCGACGTCTGCCGCCTCTATCTCTAGGTCGGTTGCCCTGAACGTGACAGCGACCGTGCCTGCGACTGCTCAGATCGTCAAGAGCATCGGCAAGTCCCTCACGGCAACCGCGACATCCACGGCGGTGGTCTCGCCGCTGAAGACGATCCTCGCTTCCCTGACCGCCACGGCGACTGCCGCGGCGTCGATGACACGTCAGGTAGCCCACGCGATCACAGCGGCAGCAACGGCAGCAGCGACCGTCACGAAGTCGGCCACATCGACACTCACAGGGTCTTGCACGGTGGCCGCGGACTCCATCATCAAGAACATCGGGAAACTCGTCACCGCCACAGTGACAACCTCGGCGTTGATGGACGCGATCGAGGGGATCACCGTCACCCTCACAGCCACAGCCACCACAACCGCGGCACTAGCCAAGTCTGTCGGCAAGAACCTCACCGCGACCATCTCGAGCCTCGCCAGCCTCGCCAGCGGCGAACTGTTCGCCCAATCCCTGACTGCGACGGCGACCGTCACGGCGTCGATCGTGAAAAACCTCCTCTCGCACCTGAACGCAACCTCGACAGTGGCCGCCGTGATGGCCGCGATCAAGGCGATCCTGGTCACCCTCACAGCCTCCGTGACGGCCGTGGCATCGATCACCCGCCAGATCGCTCACACGATCAGCGCCACCTGCACCTCTGCCGCGTCCATGACGCGCTCCGTCGCACGCACGGTCACGGCTTCCATGACCTCTACAGCCTCCCTGGTCAAGAGCATCGGGAAACAGTTGAGCGCCACCGCGACGATCACGGCTGTGCTGTTGGCGTTGAAGACGATCAGAGTGTCGTTCTCGGCGACGGCAACAGCTACAGCCTCGATCGTGCGGAACGCGCTGAAGACGGTGACCGCCACAGTCACCTCCACGGCGACGATCACGAAGACGCGCACCGTCGCGGTCGCCATCAACGCCACAGCCACCGCAGCCGCGTTCATCGCCAACAAGGTCAACAAGCTCATCACCGCAACAACAGCGACAGTGACGGCGACGATCGCGGCGATCAAAGCCTTCCACGTCGCACTCACAGTGACTGTGATCGCAGCCGCGACCATCAGCAAGACAATCGCTCACAAGATGACAGCGGCAGCAACGGCGACCGTGCTGGTTACGCGGAGTGTCGGAAAGAACGTCGCCGCGGCCTGCACGTCTGCAGCGACACTATCCCGTCTAGTTGGCAAGACGCTCGCGGCCACCGTGACCAGCAATGCCACGGTTACGAAGCTCGTCGCGAAGACACTCACCGCCATCTCAACGGCGTCGGCGGTCATCCAGCACGTCGGCGGCGTCCTCGAGGTCTTCCTCACAGCCTCGGCAACAGCCACCGCGACCGTCACCAAGAACATCGCCGCCAGCCTCACCGCAGCGTCAAAGGTGACAGGACAGATCGTCCAGGGCTTCGTCGTCGTGATGATCGCCCAGGTCACCACACTCGGCAGTCTCCTCAAACAGAAGATCCTGAAAGCGATTGGCCGCGGCCACATCCACGGACCCTCAGTGGGCATCACGGACGAGGCGATCCACGGTTGGCTTGAGGGTTCAACTGGTGGCGTGATCGACGACCCGGACGCCGGTGACATCGCGAAACCGAAAGCAGGCGTAATCGAATGAGCCAAGTCATCACTTTCGAGGACTACCTGCCATCACCACGGTATGACAGCCTTCCGTGGACGACCATCACCATCGAGGAAGGCCCAACCGACATCGGCCCCTGGACGGTCATCGACACACAACCGCTCGACCCCGTCGACACCGACCCGGCGAACCCGATCGTCCGCAACTTCACCACCGACCTAGCCAGCGATCTACCAGACCTCTGGTATCGCGTCGTCTTCTTCGACGCCTCGCTGGACGAGTCGCAGCCGACCGTCCCAGTTCAGAACACGACACCGACGACGGGTGCCCCGTATACGTCGGTGGCTGAGCTACAACGGATCTTGAAAATCAGGGAGCCGAGCACCGCGCAGCGTGCAGCCTTGGAACGGGTCATCATTGCTGCCGCACGCGAGATAGACGCCGAACTAGACCGCGACCCACTCGTCGGCCCGCCACTCTCAGGATCTGACCTTGCGTTGTGCGCCCAGGTGAACCTTGACCGGGCCGCAGACCTGTGGCGGCACACCGAATCAGCACCTGGCGTTCTCGGAGTGATGGACGAGATGGTGGCCATGCAGCCGGGCCGCTACTCATGGAACAGGTACGCGGAACGGCTCTCACCACTGA